CTGCGTATTTCTTTGATTCTCTTGTCAATATACCATGTGGATAAACTCTACCATTTTGGTTTTTGGCGTCTGACCGTTGTAATACACCATGAACGATTAAACGACCATTATTTTCTTTAAGAGATTCAGCTATCTGTTTTCTTGTAATTTCAAAAGGTAAATAATCTACTATTAATTGTCTTGCCATCTTTTTACTCCTATTTCTTAACTCTTTTGTAAAACTCTGAAAATTCATATTTTGGTTCTTGTTCTACTTCACTAATTCTACGATATTGTTTACCATCAATCATAAGAGTTTCTTGGTTTAATTCGTTACCAGTTCTTGCGGATAAACCAGTAACAGGATCAGTACCCTTATCAGAATGACTCGTTCCTACATCCTCACCTGCCTCTACCTTTTCATCATATTCCCGTTCCAAATCCTCCAAATTACCTTCAGCTGCTTCAATATCTTCTCTGTCTGCTCCCTTTTCAAACATATCTTCAATATGATTCTGTTGTTGTTTCATCAAATCACCTAATTCTTCTACAGATTCATCTCCTGACCTCATTTCTGGGTCAGCTGGTTCTATATCTTGGTCAGGAGCACGAGAACCTGGTACTTCTCCCATATCGTAATCATCTTCGTCATCACCCCATATGGATTTGTCTAAGGCTTTGTCTCTGGATTTGGCTGTGGCTCTGGCTTTGTCACCTTTGTCATCATCACCAGTAGAACCTGGAGCCGCCCCATGTTTTTTAATATATGCCTTTTGTGCGGCATCACCCATATTATCCCACCAACCTTCTTCAATTGATCCAAACACCCGTTCATAATTTTTTTGAAATGTATGTTTTACCATCTTTTTACTCCTATTTCTTAAATCTTTGGTAAAACTCTGAAAATGCATGCTTAGATTCAGGTACTAAATTATTAATTCCACTGAGTAAAGAATCAAGTACTTTATACAAAGGTTTACTTATACCGTATGTAAGGCTTGATGCATTATATTTTTTCCAATCAGATATACCATCTCCTGAAAAATCTTTTTCAGACTTTTTATACCAATTATCTATTATACCACGTCTTCCAAATATCTCATCATCAACATCTGCTCTTTTCCAGGCCTGTTTTAATACCGACATACTCGCCATCTTTTTATCTCTTTTTACTTCTCTTTCTACAAATTGAATAAGTTTTCTTTTTAATGAATTAAATTTTCTTAGATTAAACTTATCAGGTTCAACTTTATTTATTTCATCTGCTATTTTATCATAAATACGATATTTAATAAATTTTGAATTTATTTTTCCTTCAACAATTCTAGTATACTGTTTACCATTTATTGTAAGTGTTTCTTTCATAGTTGTTTCCTTGTTTAATTCGTTACCAGTTCTTGACATTTTTTCTCGTTTTGCCTTTGCTTTTTGTAACTTTTCACCCCAATTACGAATTGCTGCTCCATCTCCAGAATCTACGGCTTTCCATTTAGCGTCATCAAGAGATTGTATCTCTTGGTCTAACTTTTTCTTTTCCTTTTCATGTTCTGCATCATCTTTACCTTTTTGTTTTTGTGCATCATCCCATTTGCGATTGAGTTTCTTCATTTTTGCCCGGCCTTTCTTATCTTTCGCAATGGCCTTTTTGATTCCAGTTTTAATACTGTCTCTCTGACTGTCATCAGTATCTTTATCTTTTGCATTTTGAGCTTGTTGAGAACCAGGATGTGCTTTCTTATATAATGCTTGAGCTTTTTTACTCAAAACATCCCACCACCCTTCTGACATTATATCTTTTAACTTTAACACCATTATTCTCCTATCTCATAAAATCAAATTCTTGGTTCTTAAATATATCTTCAAATTCTTCAACATAATCTTTTGCCAACATTTTTCTCTGTCGTGTTGGGAAAACATCTCTTGCATTTCCACCATATTCTTTCGTATACCGTTTAGCCCCATCATCAACCAAATACATAAATGCCCTTGAAGCAAGACTTTTACGAAATTTTCCTTGTTTCTTCTTTCTTGATAAATTCTTCAATAAAGGTATATACCTTTGACGATACATATCTTGATCATTATCAATATAAAGTTTTAACTCTCTCATTTCTTCTGAAAGTCTTTCAAGTAATAAATCTTTAAGTTTAATCACTTATCTTTCCTCATCATTATTTCATGCCTCAAATCTTCGAGTCGTTTAATCCACTCGGTTAATTTACGAATCATATAATTCTTATCTACGTCTTTGTTCTGTATTTCTGTGTGCCATCGTTTTAATAAGGTCGAGATACTAAACAAAGAGTCCATATAGGACTTTCTGTGTTTTTCGAAAGGCATGACTCAATGTAGTTGACCGACCTTATTCGCTAGTTTAACTAACCTCTCACTAATTTTACTTAAAGCCTTATGGGTATTCTTCCAATAATCTCTGGAATCAACCTTCAACTCGTTCTTTAATTTAACATTATATCTAACAACTCGTTCTAACTCTTTAAGATTATCACGAGTTTCTCTCATAGCCATTCCAATTTTTTGCTTAGGACTTAAACTCTCATCATTTCTCCAAGCGTGATATCTACCTTCATTTACTACCGATTCTTTTCTCAACTTCGGGTCATCTGCAATAAAATGACCAGTTCCATCAGTTGGTTCTGTATGACCACCTTCGTAACCAGCCTTTCCTTTTTTCTTACCTTTTTTATTACTTCCCGCAAATGCATGTGGTGTATTATAACTACCACCTACACTAGCAGTAGTATTGGCTTCGTCTAATTCTTGTCTAACTAATTCTCGAACAAGTTTACGAAATAAATCTTTTCCACTAACCCGTGACATTGTGTAGTTCCTTGATGAGTTCATAATACCTCATTAATGCCACAACCTGTTTGTCTTTCACAATCTTACCTTTTGATAAAGAACCTGTTTGTTTAATTGCTTCAGTTAATTTAATTTTAGTTACTTTATCAGTGACCATTGGTAGAAATTTAGACAATATTTTTTTAATTTTCACAACTTCACTATCTACAAATTCTCTTAACAAATTAGTATTAGAAATATTATTAACATATTGTTTCAATAAATTCCGTTGCATAGAATTAAGATTTTTATATTTACTATTAAAAGTATCAACCATTAATTGATAAGAAAGTAATCTTAAATCTTTATCTTCCTTTTTAAATTCAGAAATTACTTTACTGTCTGTATCACGTGGTTTAGTTTTATTACGAGTAATATGTTCTATAATAGAAAAAGTACTATCTACTTCATCTACTGGATTAAATACTGGAGTAGTTTCTGCCAAAAAAGTTTTATAAATAGAAGCATATACTTTATAATTAGGAATCCGTGCCCTAAAAAAATCTTCTACAACGTAATTCCTTTTAATCTCCTTAATAAGATTATATTTTTCAGTACGAAGTTTCTTATTTTGTAATTTTTCTCTCGCCCTCAATACGGCATCAACCAATTTTTCTGCCTTACGAGTAGAATTATAATTCTCTTTTAACAAAACTTGATATAATTGATTTTCTTTGCCAAGTTCTGTTTTTTCATTAAAAGATTTCTTTAGCATTTCCACGGCCTTACTCTTACCGTCATCATTCATTACATCAACTGTTATTTGACGGGACAATAATTCAAAAAGAATTCCCGTATTTTTTATTTTCGAGTGCTTTACACGCTGGCTCATAATCTATGCTCCTAAATAAGTATATTTCTTCATCTATAAATATAAAAACTTCTAATAATCCATCGTTTAAGTATCACTTAAAGACGAAGATACCTCGTTTTTATATTCTTCTTCCACATCAGTCGTTTCAACCAAGATTTTTTTATCTTCACGACTTACTTTTCCTAAACTTTTCTTCAATGCATCGTAATGTGCCAGTGCAATTCCATATTTTGGACTTCCACTACCACCTTTTCTCTTGTCGTGAGCTCCAAGTGGATCTCGACCCCTTATACTTGAGTCTTTTCCGTGTTTAGGTCCTTCTCCTGGACGACCACTTCCAGGCCAACCATCTGCCGGCATATCCATTTCTAATTCTCGACTTGTTCTTCCCATTCCAGGAGGTCCTCCACCACCGGGAGGTGCTCCACCTTCTCCACCATCGGCTGCCAACATTGCACCTTGTGTTCCAACTGCTTCTTCAGTCTGAACTGGATCGTTTCCTTCCATTTCAATCTGAGACCATCTGAACTTCCGTTTTTGGTCTTTGATGAGTCCAAGCCTTATCTCTTTCTTATCTTCTTCTGTAAATTTAAATACATTATCATAAATCCACTCTGAATCTGCTATCTTCGCGTCCATTAAACTTGAAGCAAGACTTTGTTTATTATTCCACAATTCAATCATCTCTTCTTCGTATATTGTAGATGGGTTCTTTAATGCCAATTCAAAATTAACAAGTTCATCATCAGTATATCCTTGTGCGTATAAATGAACTATTGCAATTTTTGTTAATTCACTAACAACAATTCTTTGAAGTCTTTCAATAGTTCTAGCAAACCTAACATCTTCTGCTGCTAAAGTTGCTTTACTACCAACATTTTCTTCATATCCAAGAAATGCCTTTGGAACTTTTAACGCTGCCATCATTTTATTTCGTAAATATTCAATATCATCCACTGCTTCATAAGTAAGACCAGCTAAATTATCTATCTGAGTTCCACTATCTCCACCACGAACTGGTAAGAAAAAGTCCTCAGTAAGATTTTGGATATTATATTTTAAATTATAATCACCTGTGTTTTGGTCAATTACAGGTGCCTTTTTCATCTTATTTATAATCTTCTGCATAAAATTATCAACTTCTGCTGGTGGAATATTTCCAATGTCAATCTTGAAAACTCTTTTTTCAGGTGCTCTCATAATTCTATGAATTAACATAGCATCTTCCATCAATGAAAGTTGTTTCCAAATCTTACGACCACCCTCAATCATACCTTTACCATAAGGTAAGAAATTTGCATCTGAAAGTAATCTAAAATGTGCTATTTCAAAGTTTTCTAATTCCTTCTGACCATGCATACCACCCGAATGTCTTGAATCGCCCTCTTCAACCATAAACTGAACATAATATGGATTTTCTGGATCCTCACCTTCAATACGAGTAACATCATATGCTGAAAGTGGAATTACATTTGTAATACCATACTTTTCTTTAATATCTAAAT